CTCAGATTGAATGGTGCAGAAGTCGAACAGGTCCTGGTCAAATGGTTCAACGCCTTCGCATGGCATCTGCAGCAGCCCCATGAAAGCTCGGAAAAGGTGTTGAGCATGGTCAGTGGAACGGCTGAAAGACACACGGTTGGCTTCCAAGGAGGCGAGCCGTATGCGCTTGTCCAGAGTCTTTTGGAAGAAGACCTGGTCAGTGCTACGTTGCTTCATGAAAACCTGTAACATGAAGGCTTGATCCTGCAAGCAGATTGGAACGCGTGAGAAATCATCTTGATACAAATTGGACATTTGACCGTTGTCGTCGTACAACTCGCGCTGCTCACGGCTGGCAGTTGGGAAAAAAGTTTCAAGAAGACTGGTCGAGCGATATTCGGGAATAGGTTGTGCGGTCTCGAGAGCGTATGAAGATTCAAGAAGGGGTAGGTCACGCTCAGCTTTCTCGATTGACAGACCGGAGAAAAGGACGGACAGCATCTCAAGCCCGGGAGGTAAGCGTTCCAGTGGGTTCATCACCGAAAAGCTTGGCTCTTCTTGCTGGAGTAAGTCCAGGCAAGTCAAACCGCCTTCTGGGACCAGGTTGCACTGGGGTAGCTGGCAGAGGTAAGAATCGTGCATTTCGCAACTTATCCGCAAAGACTTGTCTGTAGTCACAGGCGACGTCGAAGTAGATGGCGTTGAGAATGGGGTTGTTGCGCACGAGATTGATGGTGGCTCCAGTCCATATGAAACGAGTGATGATGATGAGGTTGCCCTTTCCTCTGGTGCAGGCGACGTAGATGGACTCAAGGGAGCAGGCCTGAAGCGTGTCCTGCGTGATGATGACCTGCCAGTCACCTTGGAAGTCCTGGCCCTGAGAAGTTCCGTACGTAAAAGTGTTTCCCGCCGAATGTTGGGCGTTTTGGGTGTTTGGGCAAATGGTGGGAAGGGCAAGGCGAGCATCCGAACGGAAGAGTACACTCGCTTGGCGTTTGCTGAAGGAGGGGAGGCTGAACAAGCGCGCGACTCCGGGAGCAACTCGGTACGTCCAACCTCGGTAATCGAAAGGAGCGGAGAGGAAGGGTGCCATGGCTCCAGAGATGCGATTAACGCGGGCTTCCGACGAGATCTCATGATGATCAGCTTGGCAAGGATCGCCCAGCAGAACAACGTGATTAGTGAGACCACTCCAATAGGTAAGGAGCTCCGGATAACCTCTGTGACAGAGGGTGATCTCATCGATAATGGTGAGACGTGTTGGGTTGAGGAGTAGCCCTTTCTCGAGCGTCTGAATGATCCAACCGTGGGGGCCAAGGTCAAGTTTGTCTGCGATGTCGTCACGCAAGAAGGTGCGGGGAGCAAGGAATTTATATTGTCCAACTGGAGGTCCCTTAACCTCTGTACGCAGCAG